GAATAAATCTAGAGTAAGCAAAGAAATGGTTGAACAAATTTTTATTATGAGAGATAAAGGATTTAGTTATGGTATAATAGCTAGAAAGTTGAACATCTCAACTACAACTGTTTGTAAAATTTTCAACAATGGAAAACATTAAGATTGGTGAAATAGAAATACCAAACGATTACTTCAAATTAAATGAAGAAGAAAAGAGAGAACTATGTATAGAAATGATGGATGTTATGTTAACCATATTGGATAAGAATTTGAGAGAAGAAATAAGTAGATTAGACGCACTTGAAACTTTATTGGTGAGTTCAATTATAACAAATCAAAAAGATGAGAAGTATGAGATATGTGGTGTCCTAAACGATATTAGAAAAATATTAAATGAACAAACAAGTTGAACAATATATAACCAAGAACTATTATGTTCTGAAATCAATTGCACAGAAAATAACCAAAGATCAAGATCTAGCACACGATTTATTACACGAATGTATAATTCAACTTTACGATAGAAAAGAAATAGTTCTCAAATCATATGATGATAATTCAATCAAGTATTACATCACAGCAATCATGAGAACCAACTTCTATTCAAAGACCAGTCCTTTCTATTACAGAATAAGGAAAGAAAGAATATTATATGTTGATATATCAGAATGTTTCAATATGGAAGCAGAGCAAGAAGATTTTGAAAAAACAAATATTTTCGATATATTAGAAATAAGTTATACAGAATTAGATTGGTTTCAAAAATCCTTAATGGATTTATATCTAATGATGGGTTCAATGAAGAAAGTATCACAAAATACTAGTATCCCTTTAACATCAATCAGTAGATATATAAACGATACCAAAGAAAGTTTAAAGAAAGATATAAACAAGAAATATTATGAGTAGAGAAATTAAAGGAATTATTCAGAATGAAGATCCAAATGTTCATTGGGGATTCTTAAATCCAAGAGGAAAAGTAGTATTAGATCTTGGATGCGGAATCAACAACGATCAATTCTTACCAACACCAATGTGGTTTATTCAAGAGAAAGGAGCAAAGAAAGTTATTGGTGTTGATGGAAACCCACAATCCTATCAATGGTTCAGACAAAATTATAATGTTCAAAACTTTATATCTTTTATGGATATGGTTGATAGATATGAGAAGTTTGAATTTTATTTTGATTATTTCAAACCACAGGTTGTGAAAATGGATGTGGAAGGTTCTGAGATATTTATGAATGCATTCAGGAATGATTTATTTGACACTGTAGAGGAGATCGGTATCGAGATTCATTCTTACCCTTGTTTGATTGCAGTCGAGTCTAAACTCAAGGAAAATGGGTTTAAAATCGATTATTATAAATTCGAACATCTTGAATTGGAACATCAATGTGTTCTATTTGGAAAAAAATAAATATGTATATATAATATGTGTAATTGTAAAAAGAAACAAGAAGAACCAAAAGAAGAAATACTTATTAATACACCAGAACAATTACATACAATTGAATTGAATGAATGGAATGGTGGAATAAATAAAGAAGAAATAAAAGAAGACAATAAGGATCAAAATGGAAACAATTAATGTTGAAGAAATTTTAAAACTTAGAAAAGAAAACAAAAATAAACCTATGGAAAAAAAGAAACCTTGTAAGACTTGTAAAAAGAAAAAAGAAGAATTAACAAAACTTCCTGAAGTCGTTAAGGTTGAATTATTTCCTGATATAAATGAGATTAAGTTGGCATATGAAGAATTAACAAGTTATGGTGGTGTAAAGGAAGAAAAGAAAGAATTTATATCTAAGGTATATCAAACAATATTTAATGAGGAGTTGGAATATAATTGTAGAGTTTGTGTATCAACTCAAGCGAGAAAAATGAAACACTACATAAAAGATATATTAAAAGTAAAAATATAATGGAAAGAGGTAGAAAGACGACAGAAGCGGAATATGAACAAAGAATTGTAGAGGCCACTGAAATGATATTATATCAAAGATTAAATTATGTCGAATTTAGAAAACAAGCCGCAAAAAGATTCGGAATCTCAGAACGTAGCGCTGAAAATATTTGGGCGGACATTAAAGATCGAATTAAAAAGAAGTTCAAAGAAGAACAAGATACGCTCATCGAAGCTCAAGTGGAAAGGTATTTTGATTTATTACAGAGATGTAAAAATACAGGAAATAGAAGAGTAGAAAAAGAAGTATTGGATTCTTTAACAAAGTTATATGGATTAGATGTTAAAAAAATTGATTTGACAACAGATGGTCAACCTATACAAGTTAATATAAATCTAACAGAATAATTTTTTTATTATTATACACTAGAAATTTCGTTTTTGACTAAATATATATATGAATATAGATTTAAAATTAGGAGATTGTTTAGACAAACTCAAAGAAATACCTGATAATTCAGTTGATAGTATTGTAACCGATCCACCTTATGGATTAAAGTTTATGTCAAAGAAATGGGATTACGATGTTCCATCAGTTGAAGTATGGACCGAATGTCTTCGTGTATTAAAACCTGGTGGTCATCTATTATCATTCTCAGGTTCAAGAACGTATCACAGAATGGCGGTAAGGATTGAGGACGCTGGATTTGAAATAAGAGACCAGATTATGTGGATATATGGTTCAGGGTTTCCAAAGGGTAAAGCACAACTTAAACCAGCACACGAACCAATTGTGATGGCTAGAAAACCTGGTCCAATTAAACCACTTAATATTGATGATTGTAGAATTGAATACAAGGATGATAAACCACATTCTGTATCAACTATTAGAGAAAATGAAGGTAATAGTTGGAATAAAGATTATATAAGAACACAAGATTGGGTTCCAAATGAAATTGGTAGATACCCTTCTAATTTAATTATAGATGAAGAAATAGATGAAATTTGGAAAAAATATTTTTATTCACCAAAGGCATCAAAGAAAGACAGAGATGAAGGATTAGATGAATTTAAAGAACACAAAATTTATGAAAATACTTCTTCTGATAATCATTCATTTAGTCATTTGGGTGTCGCATATAAATGTGTAAGAAAAAACAATCATCCTACGGTCAAACCCACACAACTAATGTATTACTTAATAAAACTAGTTACACCAAAAGGAGGAGTTGTATTGGACCCGTTTATGGGTAGTGGTTCAACAGGTAAAGCAGCAGTAAGAGGTGGATTTAATTTTATTGGAATAGAAAAGGAAGAAGAATATATAAAAATCTCAGAAGCAAGAATTGAATATGAACGTAGACATATCATTAACTAAAAAACAATCCATCGCGTGGAAATATCTAACAGATGATGTCACCAATGTTATAAATTTTGGTGGAGCGGCTTCAGGTGGAAAAAGTTTTTTAGGTTGTTTATTTGTAACAACAATGTGTTTGAGATATTCAGGTGTAAGATATCTAATTGGACGAACAGTATTACAACAACTTCGATTAACAACTTTAAATACATTATTTGAAGTTTTTTCATTAATGAAGTTAAAACCTTCTGAACATTATAATTATAATGGTCAAACGAATGTTATTACTTTTTATAATAAAAGTGAAATAATATTAAAAGATTTACAATTCAATCCATCTGATCCACAATTTGAAAGTCTTGGTTCTTTGGAAATAACAGGAGCATTCATTGACGAAAGTTCACAAATTACAAGTTTATGTTATAACATAATCAAATCTAGAATACGTTATAAATTAAATCAATATAAACTTATTCCTAAATTACTTCTTACTTGTAACCCAAGTAATAATTGGATTAAAAAAGAATTTTATATACCATATGTTCAAGGAACATTAGAATCAAATAAAATATTCATACAATCTTTTGTTTCCGATAATCCTCACGTCCCTGAATCATATATAAATTTATTACAAGAATTACCTACACAACAAAAGAAAAGATTACTATTTGGTGATTGGGATTATTTAGATGAAGCGGATTCATTATTTAATTTTGATGATATAACATTATCAGTTTTCAAATATGAACCAAATCCAAATGAAAAAAAATATATGACTGTTGATGTGGCTAGATTTGGTGAAGACAAAAGTGTAATATTTATTTGGGTGGGTTTTACGGTCATTTCTTGTCATACCTATTCTAAGATACCAACGACACAATTAATTGATGAAATTAGGGATTTAATGAGATTTCACGGTATACATCCACAACAAGTGATCATTGATAGTGATGGTGTTGGAGGACCTGTGTCAGACGCAATAAGATCTGTAAATTTTGTAAACAACGCAAGACCATTTCACGAACAAAACTATGTTAACTTGAAAACTCAATGTTATGTGAAGTTGAGTGAATTATTTAAAGAACAAAAAATAAGTATTAATATTTTAGATCCAATGATTGTTGATGAATTAACACAAGAATTATTATCAATAAAACTTAAAAATTTAGATAAAGATCAAAGGATTGGAGTAATATCTAAAGAAGAACTTAAAAAAATTCTTGGTAAATCGACAGACCTCTCAGATTCAATGATGATGAGATGTTATTTCGAAGTAAAAAATCGTAAAACAACAGGGAAATATTCCTTGTCATTTATATAATATGGAAAATGTAAAATTTGAATTAGACGGTGTAGAATATGTATTACCTACATTTATTAACATAGATAACTATGTTAAAATTTTTAAAATTAAAGATGTTTTTTCTGATGAATATTTCGCAGCAAAGTTATTAAACATTTTAACAGGTGCCCCAATAGAAAAAATATTGGAAGGAAATTGGCAGGAAGTTCAATGGTTAGCGAACTATTCTATGACATTATTTCCAAAAGAAAAACCATCTTTTAAAGATAAATTTACAATTGATGGTGTAGAGTATGGATTTATTCCATCTTGGAAAAAATTATCATTTGCAGAATATATAGACTTAGATACTCTCATCACAAAAAAACCTGATGAAATATTGGACTATGTTCATATTATTATGGCTATTATGTATAGACCAATAATATCTCTACCATATGAAAAAGAATATATAATTGAACCATATACACAAGATACTTTATATAAACGAGCGGATATCTTTAAAAAGAAATTGGATATATCCTATTATATAGGTTCTCAGTTTTTTTTTATTCAATTCGTAAAGAAGTTCATTCATCATACCCAACAATCTTCGACTATGAACCTATGGCAGAAGATCAAATTTATATGGAAGAACAGGAAGATTATGACAAAGGTTCTTTTAGCAAACGATTCGGATGGTATGTTGTCCTCAACAGAGTTAGTGATGATGATATTACAAAGCACGAGACCATCCTCAAAAAACCGTTGGTCGAAGTTCTCAATCAAACCACTTTCCTTATTGAAAAAGACCTTGAGATCGAAAGAGAAAGAAAAAAGATAATGAATAAATTTTGATATTATAATTTAAAGAATTTTATATTTATTAATAGATGACCAATTATAAACAAATAATACAGGATTTATCAGGTATAGCATATTACCATCCTCAAATAAATTCATTTGGGTTTGGTGATATTACACAATTAACAATGGATATTGAGACTCACAAAGAGCCTGTTTATTGTAAAATGTATGTAATCGCAGGTCCTGTTGTATTAGCTCAAAATGTATTACAATATCAATTTTCAATTATTATATTGGATCGTATTAATGAGGATTTATCGAATATGGAAGATGTTATGTCAGATACATTGGAGATTTGTAAGGATGTATTTACAATATTATATCAATCATATACAAATGAATTTGGTGGATTCACACTCTATTACGAACCTTCTTGGGGTCCTAATGTCACGCCTTTCTTAGAAAAATTTGAAACAATTTTAGGTGGTAATACACTTAATATTACAATCAATCAACCATTCGATTATAATGATTGTATTTTACCATTCAGTGGTTTGACATTACCAACAAGTGTAAATCTTGTTAACTATAAACAAATCATTCAAGATTTTAAGGAGATAGCAGACGCTCACGAACAAATAAATTCTTTTGGTTATGGACCAATAGATCAACTTACAATGGATTTAGATACTCATAAAGAACCTGTTTATTGTAAGATGTTCGTCCAACCCAATACTACAGTATTAAGTCAAAATCAATTAATATACAACTTTAAAATAATTATAACAGATAGATTAAATGAAGATTTATCTAATCAAAGAGATGTAATGTCTGATACCCTTGAAATTTGTAAGGATGTATTTACAATATTATATCGAAGTGAATATGAAAGTGAGTGGAACGCATCCTTAAATCCGTTTCTTCAAGAATATGAAACAACTCTTGCAGGATGGACAATGGATATACAAATAACACAACCTTTCGATTATAATAGATGTGATCTTCCTGAAAGACCATTTGCAGGTAATAAAAAATGGTATGAACTTGCAGAACTATGGAATGAAATATCTAAAGATTGGAAAAATGTATAACACAAATTATAAATAACTATGGGCCAATTAACAAATCAATATGTTAGTCAATCCTACCAAGGTTTATTAAATCTTGAAAACGCAAATACAGGCGTCACATCAACTTTACAGAATGTAACTGATGGTTTAGGAAATAAACTACCATTTCAATTATCAAATACATCATTTAAAATAACAGGATCATTTTATGTTTCTGGTTTAACTGTAAACACAGGATTAACTCAAGCTCTTGTTGTTGATACAACAACAGGTCAAATATATAGTAATTCAGGAGCATCAGGTTCCTCAGGAACAAGTGGAACAAGTGGTGTTGCAGGTTCCTCAGGAACAAGTGGAACGAGTGGTGTTGCAGGATCATCAGGAACAAGTGGTAGTTCAGGAACGTCAGGAA